CTTTCAAAGCTCTTAGACCTGCACCTGCAGATCCTTCAGGAATAGGTTTGCCATTTTTTGAATTAGCTGTTCCACCTTCAGCTAAATCTCTGAATGCTATTTTTCTAGCTCTTTCTAAAGCTCTTTGTCTACCTTCACCTTGTTTCATAAGATTGGCTGAACGAAAAGCTAATCTAGACAACTCTTCAGTTCTTCTTTGTCTATTTGTTTTTTTTATGGGCTCTGCCTTACCTGGTTGAACAAAAGTTGCTGTTTTTTTAGTAGTTACCTTTTTATCTTTTTTTGGTACAACTACAACTTTTTTATCTGTGACTTTTTTATCTACTTTTGGAGTAACAACAACTTTCTTATCTACTTTAGTTTTTTCATTTTTTACTATTGGTGAGACAGTTTTTTTGTCATCTGCTCTATCAGTAGTATATTTTTTACCTTTAAATTCAAAAGTTTTACCAGGACCTAATTTTGCTCTTGCTGCAGCAAACGCAGCACCAAATGTTTTAGCTTTCCCGTTTTTAGTTGTAGTTTTAGTTTTAGTTTTAACGGACACATTGTCTTGATAACTTCCTGATCCTCTATCTACTTTTTTGTTTACCTTTAAAGCCCCTCTGTCAGTTTTTTCTGTAAACTGAGTTCTTTTTTCTAATCTTCTTTTTTTTGCCACAGGACTTTCTTTAGGAGGAGGATCGCCTCTCATTCTTTGTCTTGTTGGGGGTGTTCCTGACTCAACTAATTTTTTTATTTTTTTTAAAAGTTCTTCCATATTAACTCCTAATTTATATTAATCATACCACCATAGTATTTCTTTGTAAATGTACTCACGTTTGTTGGTTTACCTCCAACTCCTTGTGCTTTAGCTCTCTTTCTTTTTACAGCACTTCTTCTTTGTCCTTCAGACATTCTTCTAGCTTTTGCTAGAGGAACACACTTTGGATATTTTCTTTTTGCATCTGCTTTTTGTTTACTTCTACCACATGGTGCAAATGAACCATCTTTTCTTTTACTTCCTATGTCCACCCATTTTTGTTTAAACCATTTATCTAAACCAGACATTATTAGGTTATTCCCATGCCTTTATAATAATTTACAGTAGAAGGATTTGAGAACTCTTGATCATCAATGTTTATTTTAATCGGTGAACCAGATGTCGTAGGTTCATTCATAAACAAACCCTGTGATGCTTTTCTTACTCTTTTAGCAGCACTCGCCACTTTTGATCTAGATGGTTTTTTACCTTTAAAGTCTTTTCGTTTGACACCACTTGGGTCTTTAATTTTACCAGCACAAATCTTTGAAGCGTACGCATTTGCATAGGCCGAGGGGTAAACTTTAAATTTTCTTTTAGCTGCTGCTTTTCCTCTTGGGCATAATTTTGTCATGTCATCTCCTTTTTTATATTTTAAACTTTTGCTACCGTTCTGTCTACTAGCGTCCTCTAATATTATTTCTTGCAAGTCTACCTTTGTTTCCTTGTACAACTCTAACTCTTTTACCTTTTTTATATAAACCTACTTTTTTCTTCATAGGTCCTTTAGTTATTTGCTGTCGCATACTTCCTCTATTCATTGCCATTATCGTAACCTATATCTTGTTTTCCCTTCTTTATTTTTATATGCTTCTTTGTATTCATGTCTATTTTCATCAGTATTATAAGATACATGCACCCATCCAGAATGAGGATCCTCTTCAGGTTTGTGAAACTCTAATATTAATTGATCATACTTTACATTTTTATTTATCCAATCACTAAGTTCTAAGTTACCAACATCTAACACTTCAATGTCTGCTGCTTGACCCTGCACATGTTGTGAAGTGATACTTCCGCCAATCTTTATATTTAATTCTACGCATCTGAACCCAGAACTAATAATCATAGGCTTCATAAAATAATCCCTTACTGGCTGTAAAACATTTACACACAAGTTGCGTAAATTAAAAATTTGTTTATCATTAGGTACATTTTCTATATTATGCCTTATAGCTGTTTGCGATCTAGTAAATTCATGTAAGCTAAAATTATCAGATAATTTCATCAACACTTCCATCTACGTCTTGCTTGACGTAATCTTGAATTTGGATTTTTAGCTGCTTTAGGAAATTTTTTCATTTGACCAGCACTTCTTGCACAAAATGACTTACGCCTTTTTGCAGCTTTACTACCAGGTTTTACTTTACCGGTTACAGCAGTCTGTAATTTAGACCCAGGGTTTTTTCTACGATAAGCAGCAACACCTGCTTTAGTCATACCCGCACCAGCTTTAGTAGGTCTAAAGTTTTTCTTATTTCGGGGAGGCATGCCTCCCCTTTTCAACATTATAAGTTCTTCTGTATAACTATCCATTATCAGTATCAGCAGTAATCGGTGTTACAAAAACAGTAACAGAGGTTACATTACTAATTGTCAAATGCATATCGGTTTTAAAAAGTAAACCATCTAAAGGTATATCAACTTGATATTGATCAGCTGCACTTGAAGCTGGTGTAGCAATAACAAGTTTCTGTGTGCCACTAGCTCCACCATCTTTAAAAGTTAAACTACCAGCTGAAGCATGACCTACATAATATACAGATAGCAATCTTGTTCTACCAGACTGAATTGAACCAGTCGAGGTTAGCGTTTTTGCTCCTATATCTGAGTTCATAATATTCTCCTATTAGCTAGCTGCATCAAAACCAGTAATTTCTATTAAGAAACGACCAGCTGTGTAAGTTGCATCACCTGTGCCCTGACTAACTAAATACAAAAACTGATCTGCTGCTATGTCGCCACCAGCAACTACAGTTCCAGCTGATGCTGCACCAGCATTAATAATTTGAGTTTCTGTTAAATCACCGATAGCTGTGTCATTGACACCAGTACCTTCAGTTGCTGAAAACAGATCAATGTCTGTACTACCACCAGCAGGTGTTTCAACACAAGTCATTGTTACTCCAAAAACAGTTCCTTGGTTAGCAGTTGTTACTTGACCAATAAAAGCTACACCAGCCCCGTCTTTACCTATAATGTCACCAGCAGTCCCACCATCTTTAAGACCAGTTAAATCAATCATAATGGTTGTTTTAACAATATTAACATTTGTAGTTACATCACTTTTAAGTCTATTTACTTGTGTTACATAAACTGCGGCAGTACCTTCAATACCCGCACCACCGGTGGCTTCTACTGCCATTTTGTCTCCACTAGTTACTGTTATTGCACCAGTGGTTACATTTTTTGACACAGTTTGAAATCCATTTTCGGATCTGACTGGTCCTGAAAAAGTTGTTGTTCCCATAATTTTCTCCTAGTTGTAGATATAGTTTTCTAGGTTATCTGCCAAGCCAGTCTATACCTATTATTAATCTTGGTAATTATAGTATACATAAAAAAAGGGGCTTATGTAAGCCCCTCTTTTGAGACGTATAGAAAAATTTTTAAGCAGCACCAGGTGAGCCAAAAATACCTCTAGGATCAGAGAATCCAAATGAATATCTCTCTCTTGCTTTAAATCTTACATTACCAGTATCAAAATCACCTTCAATGGCTGTTTTGATTGGGCTTCTTACAAACATTTTCATGCCGTTAGGAGCGTCTGTTGTAATGAAAAAAGCATCAGTATCTGTTAAGAAATGATTAATAACATAGCCTTGTGGTATCATACCCATATTAGCCATAGCATTAATATCATTATCAGCAGTACCTACTCTTTGTGGAGACTTTAAAATTCTCTCAGCGGTAAATTGTAATTCTTTTGGAATTATCAACTTTACACCTTGTAAAGATATTTTTAAACCTCTTTCATCAACAAATGCAGAAATATCAATTAATGATTGCTCTAATGAAGTTTCAGATAAATCAGCAGCTGTGCTTAACTCATTTGCAAAAGTACCACCACTCAATAATGGATGTACAGCAGAACAAAGTTCAACGCCATCACCACCAGTGAAAGATGGATTAAATGCATTATTAAGAACATTTGCAGCTTTAACTTGCTTTGTATTAGACATACTTCTAGCTAAAGCTCTGGTATATCTTGCCGCTAATCTGTCATACAAATTATCTTCAATAGCTTCTTCTGTAATAGCAAAAGCCATAGCAATAGTCTCATGTGTGTACCTTGCTGTAAAAGATTCATTTGCATCATCAAATTGCACAGCAGATCCCTCAGCTTTAACTGGAGCTGAACCAAAGCCACTTAACATTACTTCTTCTTCAAAAGCTCTGTCTGATTGTTCAATGTTATTATAAATCTGTGTATGTTCGTTTTCATACCTGTTATATTCCAAACCGAAGAGTGCGTTCAAGCCTGGTTCTAACTCTTTTACTAATTGTGTTCTAGATATAGCCATGCTTTATACTCCTGTTGTTGAAACTGTACCTTGGGCTATAGAGCCGTTCGGTGCATTAAAGTGATTATTAATACGTACGATCAACGGAATACCTGCTGCTGTAAAGTCAGAATTTTCAGCATCTTCTTGAATTCCTACAATACGTAAAGCAAGTCCAGCAGTAGCTGCAATAGTATCTAAATCTGCTGTTGCAGTAGAAATACCTGTAGTATTATTACCACTGTTACCATTTGCTAAAGCGATATTAGCAAAAACAGCAGCTCTAATTTCAGATTCTTCGTTTGCTCCAGCAACAACATTAGAGGTTGCTATTACAAATAATTGCATTGGATCGTCATAAATGAAAGCCTTCACTGGATGATTAGTATCTGCTCCAGATCCAGGCCAGTTGTTAGAGAAAATTCTTTCTCCTGTGGTACTAGAAACATATTCGCAACCATAGAAAACACCTAAAATAGAAACTGTTCCACCCGCTGCTGCTTGAAGGTCATCAATAAACCCAGTAGCTAGAGGTATTACAGGCATCCCTTGGTAAATTCTATTGGTGTTCCCTGCGGCTATTCTGTATTCAGTAGTACCAGTAGAGTTATAACTTGAACCTAATCTTGATAAAGGTCTCAAGCCAAACGATACGTTAGTATTAGCCATATTTTATTTCCTTATAAAATAATTAACAAAAAAACTCTCATTTCTTTCGAGAGCCACCAAAACTTACCCTAGATTGTCTGTCAATATTGACAGGCATCTCAGGACGTTGCTCCCTTAGAATATCGTTATCAACGGATTTTACTTGATCGGCAGTAACATTTTGAAAATACTTTCTGCGTTGCTCGACTACTTCTTCAGGTATCCTTGCCAACACAAGGCCACCAACCCCAATTAACCCCTGATATTGTCCACTTTGCACAACTGGATAATCATGTTCTCCAATCTGATTTTTTACTTCTTCAGCTCTTACAAACTCCCAACCTTCTCTAAGTTTTTTAGATACATTACCGGTATCCATAAAACCGATGGTTTCGGTTCTTATCCAACGATGCTTGAACCCTTTCGGTGCAGGGGGTGCATCTAGACTTGATGGTGGAGTCCAAGACTTTGTTCTTTCTTTTCTTTCCTGGGACTCGCGTGAGGTCCTATCTATTTTTTCTTTCATACTATTTCTCCTTCACGAATTTAGCGTATTCTTCTAATGGCACTCCTAGTCTTTTAGCAATTGCTACCTGTGAACGAGTGAGTTTCACAATTCTGCGACCTTGCTGTTTACGCCCCGCTGAGGCAACAGTTTGGATCGGTTTTTCTGTAGCAAACCTATTGGGAAAATTATCCCGCAACTGCTTGTCTATTTCAGTATAGTAATCATCAGACTCTGGGTCAAACCCCTTTTCTAATAAATCTGTATGAATAGTAAACGCAGCATTTGTCATAACCTTGTCCTGACCAAACCATTTATTATCATTTGCCCACTCTTGTGCTCTCGGACTTGGGTTTGGTTGTGTTGGTTGTGGTTGTGTCTCTTTTACAGTTTCTTGCTCTGTTTTTTCTTGAGCTTCATATTGTTCTTTTTTTAATTTTGCTTTTTCTTTTTCTACAGCTAATTGTGTTAACTCCGTTTGAGCTTTCATCATTTCTTCATGATTTTGTTCTTGCATTGCTGACTTTAATTTATTTTGAACCTGCTCTGTTTGTGAGTTTACTCTGTTTTCATACTCAGTTATAAATGACTTGTCTGCTTTTTTATAATCTGATTCTACCTTTTGATATTTTGCTTGCAGACCTTTTGCATAATCTAAAGCTGCTTTTTCTCTTCTTTCTGCCTCTCTCATTTTTCTAGTGAGTTGATTAATTCTTTTTTGAACAGAATCGGAGTGATCTTGCAAATTGTCTTCTTGTGATTCTTGCTCTTCATCTTTCTTTACTTCAGCTTTAACATCTTTTTGTATTGGGTCAGAATACCCTAAATCTATAGTGCCTAAATCATCTTGCGTTTCTTCAATTTTCTTTGAATCTACTTGTATTTCTTTTTCTTCTATGCCGTCTGTATCTAATTCTACTTGTTGTTGTTCTGCCATATTACCTCCTAAAATAATGCGAGTATGTCCTCGGGTTTCTCAATAGTTCCTATGATTTCATCATCATTTAAAATTCGATGCTCTCCATATTTAGTTTTAAATCTTGCGCCAGCGTATCTTCCATATATTACAAATTGACCTTTTTTACACCAAGGTCCATTTGGAAATTTTGTTTTATCTTCATAACACAAATTTCCCATTTTAATAACTAAGCCCACAACAGTGCTTACTTCCATAGTTTCTTGTGTTTTATCTGATAAGAATATACCACCATCCGTTTTATCTTTTGGCACATAAGGCTTTACTAATATTCTATAGCCAGTTGGATTTGGTAAAATTTTAAGATACTCTTCACGCTGTTTTTGCGTCATAGGTATATCGGTTTTTTTTGATTTTGGTAAAATTAGTTTGTCTGCGTAGCGTTTAGGTTTTATCAATGTCATCTAAATCGTTCTCCTTTTTAAGCAGGTCATTTAAATCCTGTAGCAACTCTTTATAAGCGTTGTATTTACCTCTAGCATACATAAGGTCTTCCATGTTGTCTACACTAGATAGTACAAATTCTTTTTGATTTTCAATTTTTTTGTGAATTAATTGTCTAATTATTGTAAAAGTATCAATATCGTACATTATTTTTTTAGTATCTTTGTATCAGTTTTTTTCAACTTGTCAAACGATCTGAGGCCTCCGAGTCCTAAAAGGCCGAGCAAAAGAGGCATCATGACCGACATGTCAGCTTGAGGAATATTGATTCCAAACCCTGCACAAATTGGCGAGATCATATAATTAACCATTAAGGAAATACTACATACCCAGCCTACGAGAGGTCGCCACGATGATTGAAACCAATTACCTTTTGCTTCTTCGGTGTTAAGTTTTATTTGGGCTAGAGCTAACTCTTGTGCATGTTTTTCTGCCATAGTAGATATTTCGTGACTCAGTTGTGCTGCTTTATCTTTATCTCTTACAAACTTTCCAATTAATTTAGTTGCTGGTCCTATCAATGCAGTAAGTGCCATTATTTAACTCCTATAAATTTTTTACCTTTAACTTGAACATCACTTATACCTTTAATGTCGCTTTTTACACCACCTTCTCTATGAGGACAACCTGGAACAGGTTTGCTAATTGCAATCATAATTCCTATTTTTAATCCTAAAGGACTAGGTCCCTTTTTTGGTGGTGGCCCTTGTCTTTTGCCCTTCATTTTTACGCTCCATATCGTTTCTTATTTTCATTTCTGCTAAATCTAATTTTTCATCAGCTACTCTAATTCTTTCATTAGATGCAGCTTCAGCATCTTCTCTCTTCATTTTTTCTAAGTCTATCTTCTCATCAAACTCTTCTGACTTTCTTTGCATATCCATCATACTAGTTTGTGCTCTGTTTTGCAATTCCATAGCTCGTAAATCAAGTTCTCTATTTTTTAACATAACTAATGGTTCTGGCTCTTTAGTTTGTTGTTCGCCCTCTAAATACAATTGTGTAAGTGCTGCTATTTGCTCCGAGATCATACTTTCTGTTTCTGCTAAATACATATCAGGATTAGCCACTTCAAGTTCTACTAGATCTGGTCTATTTGCTTTTACATCTAATAAAACTTGTGCTCTAGATTTATAACTAATGTGTTCCATTACATGAGCAGTTAATAATGCATGAACCATAGGGTTAACTTGCACCATTCTAGTCTTCATAAATGCTACGTGAGCTGCAATATGTGCATCGTGGTTTTGAAAATAAAAAGCAACAGGTACTTCCATGCGTAATGCACCTGCATTTTCAACACCAGGGTCTCTTGGTGTCGGTTTTTTTTCAGGTTTTAAAATTTTATCAATATTTTTAGTTCCCATAGCCTCATATACTCTTTTATAAGCCTCTCTTAGGTCGTGCATTTGAGGATTTGACTGTGCAACTTGTAATTGTTGGCTCGCAAGTGTAATTCTTTGCGATAAACTAAAAATATTTGGGTCTGCAACAGGAATTATGTCCACTTCTGGACTAAAATCCATCATTTTTATCATTCTATTACCACCAACAACAGAATAAGGGTAGGATGGAGGTAGGTATGTGCCAAAAACATTGGCTAAAAGTCTAAATTCCAGCCGCATAGCATAATAACAACGCTTGTGTATTGCACTCATGACTCTAGAACCACGCTCCAACAGAGCTAGGGTAGTGCCCACAGCTCTGTTTTGTTTGTCTTCTCCCGTTTGCATGTCCATCACACCAGCAAATTTTTGTCCTGCTTGCACAACGAACCCTAAAAGTTGCATCAACACTTGACTTGGCTCTTTAAATGGTAACATCATAAACTGATCTCTAATATTTCCACCTGGTGCATCCACATCTCTGAACTCTCCAGGTTGAAAAGGTTGATCATCATCTCTGATTCGCAAACCTCTTGTCTTGAAGCCAGCTGGTAAGTTACTTAAAGTACCTGCATCTAGTAATTGTCTTAGTGCAGCAGTTGCAGTTCTAGATAAACTACCAATCATGTGTGTTAATCCAAACCCATAAAATCCTAAACCAGGTAAAAACTTGTAATGTATAAAATATTCATTACGTCTCATCAAAGGATCATCGGGTCTATAGTTTCTGTAAATAGATAGTATCTCTTGTGAGCCTTCATCTATAGTTACAATGTAAGGTATTTTAATATTTTTTTCTTCCTGCTCCATACCATATTGTTCAATATCTAAATCAACATGCATTTCTAAAACATTGAATTGATAATCTTGGTCTCCTCTTTCTTGCACTCCCTCCATCTCATTGTACTTTTCCTGTATGTCATCGCCTTCCATTCTACTGGGTAGAATATCTACATCTCTATAAAATCCAGCTTGTTGTTTTTTTAAGATATCATTTTCATTCATCTTAACTACGTGTGTTATTCTTTCACATTCTTTTAAATCTGTAGCGTAGTAAGGAACCACTAAATCTTCTGCAGGCACAAATTTAGATATTGCTCTTTGCATTACCTCATCATAATAAATTTTTTTAAAAGCAGAGCCTGCTAAAGGTAAATAAAATAAAAGCTGATCAAAGTCTGGGGTGTATTCCTCCATAACTTCTGTGATCATATAATTCATAAAATCTTTTACTCTTTTTGCTTGTTCACTTTTTTCTGTTGTATTCTCTCCTACCACTTGCGTATTTACAGGACCAGAGGCAGGTAACAACTCTTTGTAAGCTTGTGCTTGAAATTGAGTAACCGATTCTGCTAATAAAGGATGCGTAACAGAACTGGCTCCTTGAAAAGGTTGAGACTCATCATTGTATTTAAAACCTAATAAATCTAATCCACTTGTGTACGCTTTCTCCCAATCACCTCTAGACTCTTTATCTTTTTTAAAATCAGTTACTAATTCACTAGCAAGTCTAGATAATATAGTATCGTCTAAAGTTTCAGCTACGTTAGAAAAAAAATCGTCAGCTTCTTCTTGAATAATTTCTTCTTCTGCTTCTAAGTCATCTGCAGGTTGAATAACTTCTACATTAATTGGTTCTTCATTTTGTTCATCAAGAACAATATCTTCTTCATCTTGTATCATGTAATCCTCGTTACTTTGCTTTTTCTTTCTAGTTTAGTCGGACATTTAATCAGTGTACCACTTTTAGCAGAAACTTTTGTAAATTTTTTACCCATAGACGCGATAGATTCAAAAGGCATAGGAAACTGTTTTCCTTTTTTAATATCTGCTTTTCTTAATGCTTGGTTTTTTGCAACAACTCTTTTGAGTAAAGATCTTTTTCTTACTCTTCTTTTTTTAGGTTGCTCTAATAATTTTTGACCTATTCTTAAAGCAGTTAAACCTTTTTCTTTTTTTGTAACCATATTATTCCTCAAATAAGTTTACAGCTAATCCACCCTGTCTGTAAACAGGCATTGGTAAATCAGTCATCCAGGGTTTAACACGCATAGCATAAACTGTAAAATATGCATTAGGGTCCTCTTTTAATATTTTCTTTGTACCCGAAAAATTATACTTGTGTGCAGATATATGTTCTACTGTAGTGTCTTCTTTGCCTTTTATAGGATTCCATACCTTACTATTTTTAGTCATCTTGTATGGTTTGTCTGGATTTGATTTTGCTACCCTAATTGGTTTAATATCTACCTCAGGATCTAATCCATATTTTTCTGCTAATATTCTCATTTGTTGTGGAATCGTTGCTTGTTCGCCAGGAGTTTTTGTAACTCCAAACTTTGTTGTCATCTCTAAGGCAGGCTGCGTACCTTTACCCTCGAAGTTACCATAAAATTCTGCATTACCTATTTTTCTAGCTGCTTTATAATGCCCTCTTTCAAAAGGAGTAACCCCTACCCAATCTAATCCTTCACGAGCTGCTTTTTTTAACATTAGGTTAACACCATATCTAGCCCATTCTTCTTTTTTTTGAAAAGGCATATAGTTAATATTTTCGGTTTCCGTTACTCGTGGTGGTTTGCTAGTTTTCAAATCAATTGTTTTTAAATACTCATTTTGTTTTACTATTCTTTTTAATTCATTTAATTCTTCTCTATTCATTTTTGAACCTTTAACTGCAAGTTCATAAATAGATTGATCATTAGCTTTTAGTTTTGCAGCAAAAGCTAATTTATCTAAACCCTCTCTATTAAAAGGATTGACTCTGATTTTAGGTAACTCTTTTTTAAAAGCCTCATTAACTCTTCTCAATATTAGTTGTTCTTTTTTTTCTTTTTTTAATGCTTCTAATTCATCAGGATTTAATTTATCTAATTGCTTTTGTTTAATTTTAATATCTGCATCTGTTGCTTCAAATAATTTAGGATTACTTCTTTTTAACATATCTACAAATCTATTTCTTATTTCTATAACTTTTGTTTGATTTGTTTGATTGTTATCAAATTGCATTTCATCAATCATTAACACTTTTTCTTTTGAGTTTTCTAAACTTCGTGTGGTGCCTCGTATATGCATTAGTTGTCCTAATAACTCTTGTCCCTTAACATCTTTTTGAAAATGCCTAATGATACTTCTTAAATTAGGATCTAAATTTTTTATCAGATCATTATCTATATATGCTATAGTTTCAAAATAATCATCTCCACCCGAAACTCTGTAAGCATCGTAATTACCATAAACATCTTGTGGTACTGCATTAAGACCTTTTTTATTTCTGTCAAAAGTTTTTGCTAGTTCTTTACTGCTAATCATAACATCATTAAATTTAAATACTCTAGGATTATTTTTTTTCAAAAAATCATCTAACGCTTTTTTCTTATAGCCTTTAAAAAAACCTGCGTCTTGAACTCGTTTTGCCTCGTTCATTAAAGTAGTTAGATGACTAAAACCATAACCAGATCTAATACCCTCACTTATTTTATTCTCTAATTCAAACAAAGCATAATCTGCTCTTTTAGCTAAATTAATTCCTTTCACCTCAACACTATCCAAAGCTTGTTTTAATTCATCTACATCATCTATTAAAGAGTTCATAGTTTTAGCTACATTTTTTGTGCCGTACTCTAATGTTTTTATTCTACTAACAGGAGAGTTAAATATCATATCTAATATTTCTGTTCTTCCTAAAACAGCATCAGCACCAAGAGAAGAATTTTTTAACTCATACAAAGCTCCAGATACTAATTTATTTTTATCATCATACACTGCTATGTTTGCATCTTCTACTTCTTGTTGTCTTACTTTTGTTTCATACATAGTTCCGTTTTTGCCGGTGTACTTTAGTCGCATATCTCTTTTAAAAAAATCTTCCCAGTATTGAATTGGTTTTGCTTTCATCGGTGTATTTAATGCAACAAAATCATAGAGGGCTGAACCTATTCCATACGCATCACTGTTTGGATCAGCTAGACCACCCATAGTTAAAGGATTTTTTTTTACTCTTTCAGCTACATCATCTAATACTTGTCTTTCTGCTGTAACGTTAACTAAAGATTCTGCAACACTTTTTTGTATAGGTGCAGGAAGAACCTCTGGCTTGTCTATTAACAAAGCTGTTGTTCCTTTTTCTTGTAAGTTAAGTGGTTTTTGTAAATCAGGATTAAGTAAACCTAATTTAGGTTTGATGTATTGACCTATGTTTTTTACTATCTGTTTTCTATTTAAGGCACCAACTATACCTAGTCCTGTTGCACCAACAGCACCTAATCCTTCTAGAAAACTTAAACCATCTTCATCTTGTGTCTTGTTTGTTTCTTCTGTCATTTCTTTCTTGGTCTACCTCTACCTTTTTTCTTTTTAGGCAAACACTCACAAAGTTTACCAAATAATCTTTTTTTCATTTTAGAAAACATGTTTTTAATTTTTGTAATCATTTTATCCTCAATAATATTTATATTGTTTAGGAGCCTTTTCTTCATCATCCATATAATCTGAGTATAACTCAACAAAGTTGCCTTGGCGATACCTTAACATGGCTTGTGTCATACTATCTACAAAGTCATCGTTAGCACCATTAGGAAAAGCAGCACATTCATCTATAACCTCTTCTGCAAATCTTTCACCCTCAGGATACCATATAGATCCGCTTTCAAACAAAGGTGCTACTGCGTTTACTCTTGTATATTTATCATTACCCTTACTAGGAGTAAAAGGTACAACCGGTATTCCCATTCTTCTAAACTCTTGCGTTAAAGGTTCGCCACTTGCTTTTTGTTCTATGATTACTGTTTCGGGTTCCCAGTAATTATATACCTCTTGTGCAACAACTTTTAATTCAGGAAAATCATACTTACCTCGTAAAGCATCAAGCAATATTACTTGAGGAGGTCCACCCTCTTCTGGAAAAAAAACACCCCAAGTTGTTATGGCAGAATAGTCTGCTGTTTCTTTTTTACTAAACGCAGTATCGTAACTTTGTATGACATGCATTAAATTAGGCACACCATGTCCACTCCATTCTCTCCACCACTCCCTTTTTATAATAGCTCCTTCATCAGAAGTAGGTTCCTGCATATATTGAGCTGACCAGTTCCTAATAGGAATAGATGCTTTTACTTTTTCTAAATCTTCTAAGTTCCAATACTCAGGCCATACAGGATTACCAGAGGGTAGTATTGCAGGAAAAGATATTTGCTGCCACTCATCTGCTTTTGGTTGAGTTTGAGCCTTAAGTAATCTGCCAGTTAAATCATCCTCGGCCCATCGTGTCATGACCAAAAGAATAGAGCCTCCAGGTTGCAATCTTTGTCTGGGTCCTGATGTATACCATTCATACGCACGCTCCATAGCCATATCTGACATAGCATCTTGTTCCGTGTGTGGATCATCAATGATCAATAAGTCTGCTCCACGACCCGTGATTGACGCACCAACACCAGCTGCATAATATTCACCACCTTGATTCGTTTCCCATCGTCCTTTTGCTTTGGAGTCCTCACGAAGTTTAACATCCCCAAAAATTTGTTTGTATTCTGGTGAGTCAATAATGTTTCGAACCTTACTTCCGAACCTTACTGCAAGTTCAGTGTTATGAGAAACTTGCATAATTTTCATTTTAGGATTCTTTCCAATAATCCAGGCGGGGAAGTATACGGAAGCAAACTCAGATTTCGTGTGTCTTGGGGGCATATTTATAATGAGCCTCCCTTTTTTTTCATCAGATATTTTAGTAAATTGATTTGCTATTAATTGATGATGTCCGTAATTATCTTTGTTTTTCGTTTTTCTATAAATAAAATCGGGCCATACTTCTTTGACAAAATACAAAAAATTATCTTGGCATAGTCTTATGTGCTCGATCCACTTCTTTTCAACTTCCAGTCTAAGGTTTTCTGTGGTCATCAAATCTGTTTGCATAAATTACTTATACAATACCCATATCGTTTTAGCAATATATACATGTATTCAACTGGCCTAAACTAGGCGTGTCAACAGGTGTACGGTGTCGTCGTGTCGGGAATACATTTTTTACAAGTTTGTAAAACTATAAAGAAAAGAGCCTTCTAAAATTACAATAAAAAAAACGGCAACCTAAAAAATAGATTGCCGTTAAAATGGGATTATCTGTTTTAGAGTTTTATAAAGAAATCATAAATAAAATATGACAACCAACCTATAGTCCACAATACAGAGAATCCTAAAAAAATTAATATGTAAATTTTAGTCATTATTAATCTCCCTTAATTTTTTTTTCTAAGTTTTAATTCTCTTTTTCTACGCTCTTTAAAAAGAGTTTGAAAACCTAGCATTATGTCATTTAAATTATGATGATTAACGTATTTAGGTTTTTTAAATAACTCTATAATTATTTCTGTTAGTTCATCTTTAGTAAAGATATATCTTAAATCAAGCCTATCTAGATTTTCTTTAGTTCTAAATTTTTCATTTAAGTAATGTCTTCTATATTTATCATGACTTGTAATTCCCATTCTTTGCATTTTTTCTTTAGTGTTAATATACCATTTATCAGTCATTGTTAACTCCCACAGTAAAAGGATTATTTGAAATACTATTAGAGTAATTTTTCATTACTTGTTTAGTTCTCAATTCTTTATAAATCTTTTTCCAAAAGTCTATTACTTTTGTGCTGTAGTTATCTCTTTCAAGTTTAGCTATATGTACTTGTACTTTAATAACTCTTGATAACAATCTAAACCTCTCGGTTTCGACTGATAACTCTTGAATATCTTTTTTTAGATCCTCTTTTGAATAATATTTTTTCATTGTTTTATCTCCTTATTATTGATTGAATTTCAGCTAAATACTCATTTACTCTATTCATTAAAAAATCAGTAACTTCTGAATTTGGAAAATGTGCTTTAGTTTCGCAAATTGCTTGTTCTAATTTAGAATATAGCATTTGATAATTTAACTGCTTTTTTTGTTCATTAGAAATATTGTTAGCTAACTCAGTGACTCTAGATTGAGTCACTAAGTTATTATTTGTTATTAATTCAAAAATATCACTCATTATGCTTTTCTCTTTTTTGAAGTAACATCTAAAGTTTCTCTAGTAATATGAAACTTTGTAGTATTTCTTTCTTTAGTTTTATACTTCTCATAAATATTAGCATCTTTTAACTTTTGAATATCTAAAACATAATCTGTAGTTTTAACTATCTGTAATACAATTTTTTCTAATTGATTATCAAAAGTATGAGATACTTTTTTTCCTAATAATTTAATCGCATCTTTTTTTGAATTAGCAATCGCCTTTGAAATGTCTTTTCTCTGTTTATCTAATTGCTCTATTCTAATAATTAAACTATTAAGATACTGCTTTTTGTTTAAGATTTTTTTTACCATTGTTTTAAACTCCGTTTAGTTATTTGGTTAATAAAAATATGTTTTTAAACATACTATAATAATAGTGTATTATCCGATAAAGTCCACATAAAATTAATGCAAACCTAATTTTTTTTTCGTTTGAAACAACATCAAAAATGAGCTGGCGTTTTTTTTACTAGAAGAAATGGGAACGGGAAAACGCTTTTCGAAACGGGAACGGGAATCCCTCGGAGTTTATAAGTAACTTTCCCACCCGTGCGATCCTGGCGGCTGCTAAAACAATAATATAAAAAAATTTTCTAAACGCTTTTAAAAACGGGAACGGGAACTATTTAACGAAGTTAATAATAAAAAGAGAGATTGCTAAATATAGCAACCCCTCTCCAAAAAGTAAAAAGACTTCTAACAAATTTGGAAGCCCCCAGATGCACGACAAAACTTCATAAAGTTAATTACGTTATCCTCTGAAAATGGATAAGAAGATTCATAATTGAATTGCTTTTGTATATCTTCCCATTGACTGTTAAATGGTTCTGGATAATCTCTTGGGACTAGATTATCCTTTCCAGTTTTTTCTGCAACAATCTTTTTTAGTTCTTCGTGTTTCTGTTGAACTATTTTATTTTCTTCTTCTGCTTTCTTCATTCTTGTTTTGTAAAACTCTTCAACAGTTTTCACCCTATTTGTTTTGAGTTCTTGCTCAAGTCTGTCAGCAATTTTTCTAGCTTTTTCTTCGCTTACTTCAAAGCCGTCATTATGATGCCAACTCTTTTGCTCATCTTCTGTGAACTCATTACCCATTAATTGCAAAACATATTGAGCTAATGGTCTCCACCACCAAACATTATTCCTAAAATAATGACCTGGATTTTCATCTTCAAATTTTTCTCTTGCTTTGAAGTATTCTTCTTTTTCTTTGTCTGATGGTTTTTTGTCCCAATTAATATTAGGTTCTTCGCCTTTTAATTTTGGATTTTGTCCATATAAATCAAATCCCATTATATTCTCCTTGTTTGGTTAAAAATATATTTTAACTATTTTATCGGATAATTGCAAGTTTTTTTTATTTTTCTAGGTAGTCAACTACCTTCAAAACCAAACTGGTGCATTTAAACGGCTTGAAATTTTTTCATAAACCCCATTTCCCGCTCCGGCGGCCCTGCTGGAAAAGACCAAAATCAACAAACCAAATAGAAACGCTTTTAAAAACGGGAACGGGAATTAACGTTTTCCCACCCGTTGTGCGGTCCGCGGCCAGCCTCTAAACTATAAATATAAAAAAAACCCGTTCCCGTAAAAAAACGGGAACGGGAACTAAATTAATTTTGCTGTTTTTCTACATCATTTTCTAAGTAGCTGTTCATAGCTCCTAGCAAAACCATTGTAGCAAAATTACAAGATGGTGCGGTGTCGTGTGCAAATTGAGTTATGAAGTATTGAGTACCAAAAACAAAATTTGGAGCAGACACATCTTTAGACTTAAGTCTTTTTTTTAACTTCTCCATTTCTTCGTTTACTATTTCTAATTGTTTTGGTGTAGATAGTTTTCTTTTTTTTGCTTTACTCATCTTCCACCACCTTTGGGAAATGGTCAGGAGCTTTACCAAAGTCCTTGTAATATTTCATCAGACCCTCTCTGTCTATTATTTCAATGCCCTCTTTCTTTACTTTAATAAACCCTTGTGCCTCAAAATCTTTCAACGCTTCTATGAAGTGTGGGTCTTGTAACATTAGTTTTGTAATTTCTTCCATTTTATTACCTCCGTTTGTTACTATTATAATACTATATTTATCGGATAATGCAAATGATTTTTCATCTAATGGTTTCAAATGTAGGACAATCTAAAATATGATTCAACTTTCCCGCTCGGCGGCACCGGCTGCCATCCTGAACCTAACTAAAGCATCACCTCTGTTACTTTTTGTCATGGGAACGGGAACGGGAACTACTGCAAATAATAAGTGAGCATGATTAGCAAAAAACAAAATGCTAAAAGGGTGGTCTGTGGGATGAACACCGCACAGACCAACAAAAATAAAATTAAAGAACCCATTAAAACTGCCTAATGAGTACACGACCCTCGGGCAAATTAGCTACCCAAGTCTTGCCCTCTAAATCGTCAAAAGTTTTTATATTATTATAGTCATTTTTCAACTTGTCGAATGTTTCATACTCTGCATAGTCACAGCAAAACGACACAGGGTCATACTCTACATCTGAATTCATCTCATCCTCCCATTCAAAGATCTGCTCCCATGCCTCATAGCTAAAGGACTTCCAGCGTGAATGTTGTCGCACCTGCTCTAAAAAATTTTGTTTGTTTAAAGTTATTTTCATAATTTCTCCTTTGGTTATCCTTTATATATATACAGGATTTTACAGGAAGTCAAGCCCTGATGAAGCATCTGCCTGGATCCTGCTGCCAGCAAGATGGCACACGAAACACGCAGAAAACTGGGATTTTGAGAGGCAATTTCCCGCACGGCTGCAGGGCCGGAATCACCAATACTAGGAACAAGAAACCCCCGTTTTCTGGGTCGCAACGGGAACGGGAACCCAGCCTCCCACCCGCTGCGGCCCTGGCCAGGATCTACAGGAGACTAATAACCTTTAAAATTTTTTTTTCGATTGTGGGAGTGGGAACGGGAACGGGAACTCCAGGTTCACGGACCTCGTATAGTTTGGGGGGTTCATGCGTGACGGGCCAGTTAAGGATAAAACTTTTTCCTCCACATGACTTATATTTTAAATGCCAAGCTATTTGATATTTAGAAATGTTTAAATTCTTAGCCTGATTAGCTTTTAATTCTAACCAAAAAGATAAGCCCTCGTAAATACAATAAACATCAGGTATTCCGTTTATTGTAGGGCTTTCTATCCTAGTAAAAAAACATCCGTTCAGCTTCTTTTGAACTAGGTTAAGTCTTTGCCAAATTTTTTTTTCAGTTAACTTGCTTTTAAATTTTTTTGTAGTATTCAAAATTGTAACTATTGCTATTTGTTGACAACAATTTTGCACCATTTTTTGTATGAAAATTGTAAGCCATGTTTGTTTTTGGTGACAAAGTAACATATCTTTTTGTTTTTAACATAGGTAATAATGTATTGAGTAGAATGGTTCCATAACCTTTTTTGTAACTCCATAAAGTATAAAAAATAGTGAAATCATTTGCGTCTTTACTAGAAAATTTTTTTAGCTCTTCTACATTAATAGGAATGTCTATGGTATTAGCCACACACACTACTGCTTTATTTTTAATTGTATAAATTCTCCTGCCCTGTGTAGTTCTAAATTTAAAGGTTAAATTTTTTCTTACAGGATCATCTTTTACATTTACTTCATGAACGTTTTTAATTAGTTCTATTTTCATTCTTCTATTTTTTTTATTTCTGGTGTTACATCTATTATAGAACCACCATCGTTTATTTTACTTTCTATTTCTTGTAATCTTTTTTCAAGTTGTTCTCTAGACATACCCTCTAAAGTGCTATGTACGACTTCTTTCTTGTCTACAAATTGACCAGCTAACTGTCCTGATCGAAATTCTGCAGCTATAGCTCCGGTGTACTGTCCTTTTTGTTCTGCTCCATCTCTTAATCTTTCAAAAGTTTTATATCTTCTTAATTTATCTTTTTCATATTTCTCTGTTTCTTTGCTTAATTTATATTCCAGGTATCTACACACATGAGGATTAAGATTAGGATTGGTTAATTTACTGGCTAACACCATGGCTGCATCTTTGTTTCTACTTTTGTAACCTGCTTGAATTAATGCATCTACTTTAGTAATACTACCCCAACTAGCTACTAAAATATCTATATATTTTTTTTGTTTATCTGTTAAATCTTTTTGTGTTCTAACTATTTTTTTTCTCTGTGGCATGTATATATCTCTATAGGTTAAATTTTTATATAAAAAAATTGCATAGTCGCCTCCATTGTTTTCCTAAAAAACAGGCAAAATTCCTGTTTTTTTCCCAAAACTTTTTCTCTGTAATATAAGGTGAGTCTACGTTTTGCATGTTTTCCTAAAACTTTTGTACTTTTTACATGTTTTTTTAAAAAAAGTTTGTATATACATATATACAATAAAAGTTGACAATTATCTTGTAAAATCCTATTTTTATATGGAAGATTATTATTTATAATTTTCTTCTCCGTTTGGTTTGTGGTAAGTCGATTCCATTTGGCTTACCACTTTTTATGAATTAATTTCAATAAAAACATTTGATACAAATACACATGAGGTATATAAAGCTTCTTTTTTTATCAACTTCATCTTTTTTTTTAAAGTTCTTCTTTTAAAAATATCTTTTGTATTTTTAAAACATCTTAACAAAGAGTTATATTTATGCCAGTAAACATGTTTTCTTTGAAATCTTATATTATGTAAATTTATAGCTTTTTTATAAGCTGATATTACATTGTCTGGATCTAACATAGCCCAATTACAAACTCGATCAAAATCTTTATTATTAGACATTATCCAATTATGTGCATTTGTTTTTAAAGTTGCAGATTTTCTGTCTGTTCTATCAATCATGGTATCTTCCAATGCATTAACAACTACTGCTCTCCATAAGTAGTTTTCAACACTACAATTATAATGACACAATAAATCTCTTGAAAATCTGTAACCAAGTTTATATAAAAACTCATTTGAAGGAGGTTGAAATTGTTGTTTAGTTGCCATCCTTATTAATAGACCTAAATTTCAAAACATTGCTTTTTCGTAAACTTTTTAAAATTATTTCTGGATTATAAACATCAGAATAAAAATTTACATCATAGCCATATTCATAACCAATATTTTCTCTCTCATACAACCGCACTATAATATCAACGACTTTTTGATACTCATCATCGTTCAATTTACTTTTTAACATTTGTAGTGTTTTTATAAATTTTACAGACACAAAACCTCATTTTAAATAAAAGATTTGTTTGTTCCGTGTCTCGTGTTTCGTGATTCTTGTTTACAATTTATAGGGTAATGGTTTAAAGTCAAGGGACAATTTATTAGTTGCCCCTGACATATTGACCATTCTTCGATTTTTTTATCATATCTTTCTTAAACTTATTAAAGTCTATTTTATTATCATCTGCTACATTCGATATGTAATCATTTATTAATTTTGTCAAAGTGCCTGCTAGTTTTCTATTTTTTAGATAAGATACCCCTCTTGCTGCATGGTAGTCATCTATATTTATAGTTACACTTTTCCATTTTTGTTTGTCCATATTATAACCTCCTTTTTATATTAATCGTGACAAAAACAAACATCATCTGACTTATCAAAGTCAAATAAATCCAGTTGTGATTTACTAATATCCAGCATAGTTTTGTAATCTGGTCTATCGTGTCTAAATACAAAACCATCTTTCGATTTGTCTCCTAATTGTTTACTCTCTTGGTCCATCCACCATTGTGCTTTTTCCGGATAATTTTTCATTATATTCATGATAGTATTCTTACCCTTCAAGAAACATAAATCACAATTACCAAGTGGTGTTTTACCATTTATGCCTGGCAAACGTAAATCAAAATCATTATTTTTCCAAAACTCAGCTACATGTTTTACAGTTCTTTTTTCCATATGTAGAGGAGCTTCACTATCCCATCTCTCTTTTTCTTTTGCCCTGGACAATCTTGCTACCCTGTGTGGTTCATCATAACGTAGACCAACATAGTTTACCCAATAGTTAAAACCTTGTGCCCTCATAAAATCTTTCATAGGTTTTATTTTCAATTCTGATGTACAATATCTTGTTACTGGATTTGGTAAAAATCTTCTTTTCGTAATTAGTTTGTCATAAGGCTCCCCGTTTCGTGATGCGGAGTTATGGTTTACTTCTACAATCTTATTCTTTTCATCCCACTCGATCCAATGAATCTTTACGTTCCAATGTTGCTCACAATCTCGTACAAAATCTAATGTCTCGTTCATTTCTTTACCGGTGTTCGAAAAGACTACTCGTACATCATCTGGCAACTTATTGTCATAGTAATCTAATATCTGACGTAACATGTATCCTGATGTCCTACCACCAGAAAAACTAATGCAGCCCGGAGTGTCCAGGTCAAAACCTGACACTCTATCGGTTCTACGTATAAGTTCTCTAGCTTTGGTCAAAAATTAGGTTCTCCTGGATTAGTAATATTGTTATATTCATCTTCATTTTCAAAAGGATCTTTACTTCTATCAGGCATATTTTCTGGAGCATCTGATAACTCTTTTTCTGCCTGCTCAAAATATTCTCTGACCGCTTGTTTTTGCTCAAAAGGCATACCTTCTAACAAACAAATTTTAATGTTTTCATCTTGTAACATTTTGTCCATCGCTTCAGTCTTATTAATTTTTTTAGCTCTAAACTCTTCCATTATTTCTTCTACTTTTTTTTCTGCTAACTCTGTGCAGTATTCAAATAATTTACTCATAATATTCTTCTATCCTTCCTTTATTCTTTGATTTCATAAATTTTTTACCAAATGCAGCTTCATGTATTTTTTGTATCTCTTGTTTGTACGCCTTGATTCTTAATTCAAACATATAAATAGCTAATTCAGCTAAACTATACAAAGGACTTCGATGTGCTTTCTCAATTAAATCTTCTTGTTTTTTTATCTCCTTTAATAAAGCATCAATCCTAAGTTTATTTATATTAACAACATTACTCATTACGCCACCTTCAGTGGTTTTAATAATGACCAGTTCTTTTTCTTTGACTCTTCTGTCATTAGTAATTCATCTGCTGCTTTGTATCCATGTTTACCTATCATAATATGATGTGTCTCTTCTAATGGTATTCTAATTGTAATCTTATTTTTAGGGTTATACCAGTATGAAGTTGTTATTTTCATAATATGTAACTTGACGTGTTGTGGTGTAATCATCAACCAATCTGAGTTTTTAAATGATCTTATTTTTCTTTTCTGTTTCATGTTTCGTGCTCCGTTATGTTAATAAATTAAATGGGTAGATACTCATAATGATCTGCCGCAAATATATACCTACCCATTTTGTGAGCAGGTAGCAAAGGTGATCTTCTGAGAATTTTATACCCACTCACTTTTTTTCCAAACAAATAAATAAATAAAAGTATGGAGACACTTTTATTTAAGTATGAATTACGCAAGGATAGGGCTTGAAAATTATACGAACATAAAAGAGCCCAAACGTAATCCATATACTATATATATGTAATTTTCTCGGATAAGTCAAGCCATTTATACTGCTTCACCAAAATTTTTTCCTATTGCTACATCTACAACACTAGGAACATTTAACTCCATACAGTTTTCCATAGTCTTTTTAATCTTATCTATCTGGCTTCTATCTTCTAGATTAAAACATAATTCATCATGTATTTGTATTAAAGGTTGTATGTCTAATTCTTCTTTACAAGCCACAATTGCTGCTTTAGTTTGATCAGCTGCACTACCTTGTATCAATCTATTTAGTGCTTTGTAGGTATAACAACGTTTAATGTTATTTCTACCATATTTAGCTACTGCATTTTCATAGGTATCTGGTGTATGTATACCAAAATCTTTTGGCTCCCACATATTAAATCTGCATTTCCGACCTTTCTTAGTTCGTATAGATCCAGACTCATTTGCTTTACGCATACAACGATCTGAGAGCTGCTTAACAAAAGGCACTTTGTCATTGTACTTATTTATCAAAGTTATCGCCTCATCATATTCGAGACCAAGCATTGTAGATAGTTTGTGTTTACCCATACCATACATTAATCCAAGTCCAATAGTTTTTGCGGCCTTACGCCCAATACCACATATATCAGCTACAGTTTGATGAAAATCGGCATCTGCATTTGCGTAGGCCTCTACTAATTCTTGACTACCTTCATATCCTTCACCAATACTACTAGCATAATGAACCACCAATCGTGGCTCTTGCTGTGAGTAATCAAAACTACCCCATTCACATTTTTCTTCTGGTAAAAATAGTCCTCTGATTAGTGGACCAAAATCTTTGTTTCTAGCAGGTAGTTGTTGTAGGTTAGGGTTTGACATAGATAACCTGCCAGAAACAGTTCCACCATTATCAGACCGCAGTTGATTAATCTCACCAAAGATCCGACCATTGTGTTCATATTTCATTATACTTGATAAAAAAGTGTTGTGAAATTTATTTATTTCTCTAGCTTGTACAATAAGTTTACTAAAATTATGTGTGCTGTTTGACAACCAATTTTGTGTAAAGCTTGGCTCTTTTGATTTTTCTGTTCTTGGATACTCTACACCTAACTTGTCATAAGCCCATCCTATTTGGCGTGCTGCCCAAATATCTATGTCTTTACCTATCATTTTATTTATTTTATGTAATAAATCTTTTTCTTTCTTTATGAAGTTTTGTCTTAACATTGCTGCTTGTTGTACATCTACACGCACACCTTTCCACCTCATATCTATAAGTGTGGGTAATAAATCTCTTTCTAAATCCCATACAGTTCCTAAATTTTGTTGATGCAGCTCAACCTTAAATCGTTGCCATAGAAGATACGTGAGTCGTGCATCTTGTTCAGCATAATGTCCAACATGTTCAGCTGGTAGTTTCCACATCTCACCTTTTGGATCTACTCCATGACTTTTTGCTGCTTCAATTAAATCACTTTCTGCTTTTATCTCACCAAGATAATCTTTTGCTAAACTATTCAACCTATAAGAGTATCTGTTCTCATCAACTAATGCTCCAGCAACCATGGTATCGACGATCTCCCCATTGACCTCAATACCATGAGCTCGAAGCCATCCCACATCGTAGGGTGCGTTGTGAAATATCTTACGACAAGGTAACGCACATACATCTTTCATGTATTGCAGCACCTGTTCTTTTATTAAATTACCACCACCAAAATGATCCATAGGATAATAACCTTGCCAACCTTCAACTGCTACAGCAAATCCAACTATCTTGCCCTTTTTTATTGCCCAGCCAGCTCCTAATCCTTCGTTGATACCATCATCCCTAGTTTCTAAATCAATAGCTATCTCTTTTGCTTCGGATAAATCTTTATATTCTACTGGTGTAGACCATATATTCCTCTTATAATTCAATGTTAGCTGTAAACTTGTCAATGAAACCCCCTGTCAGACTGCGTTTGAAATAAAAACCCGTTTAAATGACCGCTGAGTGCCTGTAAAAATGTTTCGCTTATGATTCTACCTTGGTTTTTCATTTTTTATATAACTCCAACAACATCTCTTGTGTTTTTTTTCTTTCTTCCATTTCTTTTTTTGTTTTGTCTGACAAATGTAATTTACCTTTCTCATCTGCAACCCACATAGGTGGGGGAGGAGGCACTAACAAAATAGGGTGATGATATTTTTTTCTTCTTTTACTCATAATCACGCTCTATTATCATTTCACAATAATGTATAGCTTTTAAAATATCTTTCTTCTTATCTTTCTTTGTATGTCTACAAATATATTTTATCACATTACCTTCAGCAAAACCTAAATCGTTTTGATTAATAAACTGTGAAGGTTGTATCTTAAAATCTTTATAATGATCTCCACCTCTGTCCCATAAGTCATCATCTTCATCGGAGGCATGATCATACACTTTATTAAGAACTACCTGAAACTCCTCAACTGTTTCTTTTGGTATCTCTTTATTTTTTTCAAAAAATTCTAGTAATGTTTTACTTAATTTTTCTTTCATTTTTCTCCTTTATAGTTTTCTTTTTTACAAAATAGTCTTTATCCTCAGTGCTTTTTAAAACAAAACCATTTTTTAACACATCAAATAATTTTGATTCTACTTCAAATTTAGTTGGTCTCGCTTTAAACTGTAGTTTTAAATTTATTTCATATTTATAATTCATAACACTCCAGCATTTTGTAAACCAATAAAAGTGCTTATGATTGTATATATCCATATTATTTCCATTATTTTTTCTCCCTTAAATAAATTAAATAATCCTCTCCTATAGGATAATTATACCTATAATTACTAGATAGTATATGTAAAGTATCTCTAGCTCTCGTGGCTCCTGTGTAATAAACTCTTTTTTCATCAGATTTATCATCTGCTGATTTTTTGTTTTTAAACGAGGATGGATAATTTGCTTTTGAATATAACAAAACATTATTTGCTTCTCCACCTTTGACACTATGTATCGTATCAATTATTATTTGTGGTTCATTATCTAAACTATCTTGACCATATCTTTTTAACAATCTTATAAAATATTCTGTTTGACTTGCTGTAAAATTTCTTTGTAATATCTCCCACCAAGGTTTAGTAGCTGCTGCATCATTTAAATTTAATCCGCACCAATCACACAAACCATCAAAATCATATTCATGTGTATCTGGAAGCTCTATCCAAAAAGAAGTTCTTCTATAACTATGGTCTTTTATCTCTCTTATATATCGCATCATAATTTCAGCATCATGTTTTTTTATAGATTTACCTTTACTGATTCTTGTCCAAGACTTTATAGCTCTCCATTGTTTTGTATCAAAAGATTTATTACCTCTATTATCTCCATAGTATAATCCAGCATCTTTTGCGCAAGCCCGGAGTTCGTTAACAGTAGTATTAACTCTGCCCAGTAAATACCATGTTCCAGGTAGCTCTCCTATTGGTATTTCAGCAAAGTTCAAATATCTTTTTACATAACCATCTTTTTTAAATGAATCATAATCCTTCTCTATACTATCTAGTATACCTCTTCTAATAATCTGACTAAAATGATGTATGGCTTCACCAAATCTTCTTGTTTGTCTTAATATAACTTTACGCCCTGGAAAGTATGTTGTAAAATATTTAGGATCGCTGCCATTAAATTTATAAATACCTTGATCATCATCTCCTGCTAAATATATTCTTTTTGCACCCTGCGCCATTTTATATAGCACACTCCATTGTAAAGGTGTAAAGTCCTGAGCTTCATCTAATATTAATATTTCTAACTTTGGAAAGTCTACCTCTTTAATGGTTCTTTCAATCATGTCAGTAAAATCTATAAAACTATCTTTTTTGTAATGCTCATAAGTATCTATCTTTCTTAAAAACACATCCAGGCTATCCATTTTTGACTGTTCTCTTTTGTATACTTTGACTGGCTCCTCCATCATGTTTCTTGCTTTATCATACACACCTAGTGACCAATCTTTATAAGTAAAATTATCATCAGACAACCTGGTATCGCTTCTTTTAATTATGCTAGCTTGTAAAGCATAATCTAACATACAAGCTTTTGGATCAAACACTTCCTCTTCAAAATATCGTCTACAGTATTTATGTAATGTTTTAAATCTTGCAAAGTCATCACTATCATATTGTGGAAAAGCTTTTATTGCTCTATCAATTGCTGTGTTAACTGCTTTGTTTGTAAAAGAAATAAATGCAATGTCTATTGGTTTGACACCTTTTTTTAAATGGCCTTTTAATACTCTCTCTACAAGTGTGTGTGTTTTACCCGTGCCTGGTGGTCCAAATATTTTAATAGTTTTCCTGTGAAGAACTTTATGTCTATGAAGTTCTAAATTTTCCTGTGTGATACTCATCATCCATCTCGCTTACATCTTCTTTTACTTTTTTCTTTATTGTTTTATGTTTTACAAACTCAGGCATCTTAACACTCCAAACATTTTTTTCACCTTCATGATAGTCTAACTTTTTACAATCTAACATACGTAATGCTGCCATCGGATTTGCAAAAGTTCTAGTGCCACTTTTATTTAAAAAATTAGCTATAGTTATCTTTTTAAAATAACATATGTTGGTATTACTATCTAATACAACATAGCCATCTTTTAATTTTTCAAACCTGTCTTGTTCTATATGACTTTCAAAAAACTTTTTAAGTGTTTCATATTTTTCTTCCTCTACTGTATCTGTGTATTTATGCTCTGTGCTTTCAACAGATTTCTCTACTATACTTTTCATTAACATTTCAAATGGACTAATGCCTTTTCTAGGTTTAGGTAGTGTGAGCCAGTAGATTCTGTATCGTAATAATTTTACCCTCCAACTTTTTTCGTCTTTCATATCATCAGGTGTTACTGTAACTCTTTGTCCTTCATATTCAAAATCAAACCAAGTATTTTTTGTATCTTGCACGTAAGTAATGTTTGTAAATTTATCTATGATAGATGGTGTATCATCTCCTCTCCCTAGTCTTCTTGTTTTGCAAACTTCATAATTACAAATAGGTGCAAACTCAGAATGTTTAGGAGGACATTGAAAGCCATATCCTTCTTTGTGAATAGTTTTAGTCATTTGCGATACTTCAGTTTCTGGTAACGGCTTACTAAAAATTTGTTTATTTCTTTGTTGCATAATTACATTTAAATCAGAGTAATTTATACCTGGTGATTTTTTTATCTCTAACACACATACGTTGTATAAAAATTGGTGCCGCATACCACCAGACCAACCTTCTTGCACTAATTTTTGAACACATGGCGGAAAGTGTTTCCAATCTCTTTCGACATCATATTCTTCTATTTGTGAATTATAAAACTTTTGAGGATCTATTGCTTTTAATTTAATTAATTCTATAAATTGACCAACTAAAACTGGTGTATGCTGATTGTTGTATGCAAACTCCATCGTTGCATTCATGTTATAATACGGCATGTTGATTGTTTTATTACAGGGAAATATCTCGTTAGCTAAAAAATATTGTTCATTATATTTTTGTAATTTTAGTTTTACTTTGTCTATCTTTGCGGGTTTAGTAAAAAAAATAAATAAGTGTAACCCTCCTGATTTAGACACCACAGGAATAAAAGGTAAATCAAAATTTGAAATAATGTCTATAGTTTTCTTTTTAGAATAATTTTTATAATCGTTAGGATCTATATCAATACAAGCCCATACACATTCATCATCTAACTCTGGTCTTAAGCCTATTCTGTATTTACCATCTAAATGATCCTTCCATACTTTAGGACTGATGTTTTCTTGTACTGTTATGTATCGTGCTTCTTTTTTACCATTTGATCCACTCTCTCCCGTAAGAGAGAGTTTCACAAATGATTTAGGATAAGCAGCAAATAACTTATGCAGCTCCTTATGAAACATTAGAAGGGTACTTCTTTTGCTTCTTTCGTATTAGGATTATCGTTTTGCTCTTGATTATCTGGACCATAATACAAATTAAATTCTTTAGCATGATGTGCAAAGTTTTTTGCTTTAACATATGTAGTAGCGTCTTTTTTATCAGACTCTTCTAAAAATCTATCAAACCTAATTTGCCAACCCCAATATTTATAAGTGCCACTTTTTTGTCTTACAGTGCTAAGTCTGTAAACACACTTATAACCTGGAGGTGTTTGTCCGTCTATTTGGTTGCTTTTAAGTTTTTGTAACCACTCAGTTGCTTTTTTCTTTTGAGTAGATTTCATTGTAATTAAACCCTCTTCAATAACTTGATACTTAGAGTCTAATATCATAACAAACCAGTTACCAGTATCTTCAACATAATTACCATTAGGTAACTCATCTTTGTTTCCGTTTCTAACTGTCCCCTCTGGCTTGTTTTTATGCACAGCAACAGGTCTGTTGTTGCCATCTTCTAAAGGAGCCCACTCATTAAAACTTCTTTTGTAATAACAAGGTACTACTAATATACCAGCTTCTCCAGCATAAGCTCTTTCGCTAGTTTGATTGTAAATGCAACCTTCACTGACTGGTTTACCATCTACAGTTTTTTCAACATCAGGCATACTGCTAGAATAAATTATCTTAATTAAAGGTAACTTAAACTCATCAGAAGAGGCTTCTTCAAACCCCATACCTGCATCTTTTTTCCAGTCATTTACTGCTGGTAAATTATTTTTCTTTATTGCTACATCACTCATCGTTTTTTCCTTTCTTAATTATAGTTTCAGTTTTGTGATACACTTTAAACAATTCGTCATTGACATGTTGACCACTTTCTTTCAACTCATTTATATGAGATTGTAAAGACCTTGCATTTACTGTTTCGTCTAGTATAACAGGATATCCTTCGGCTTGTAATTTTTCTTTCAAACCTAATGATTTACTATAATCACTTCTGTCAAAAGGTATGCTTAAAGTATTTTTAATTAAAGTTCCTGCATTATTATTTTCCAACCAAGTTATACCTGCTGCTCTTCGCATAGCTAATTCTTTGTTCTTTTCACAAGATTTTTTAGTTGGTAAATAAGCTGTGTAGAAACTTCTAGTCGTCACTTTGTCACCATCGTTAGTGACAAACTCTTTTAGTCCCAGCTCTTTCATCTTCTCTGGTATAGACACTTCAGATAATTGTCTTTGTTGTTCATTAAGAGTGGATAAAGCTGACTTAAGATCCTCAATAGCTTTCTCGTTTTTAGTCATGTCTAAGATTAAATCTCTTAACTGTCCTAATTTATTATCCTCTACGTCAATCGTCATTTTTACTTCTTCATTCATGTTTCACTCCTTCGTTATTTTTGTACCTTAATAATTTACACTTGCATTGTCAACATAAAAATCCTACAATATCATAAAAAAGCCAATATAATCTGTAAATGACATTTAAATATAAAACAAAACCTTTAGAACATCAGCGTGAAGCTCTTATAAAAGGAGCCAAGTTTGATTATTTTTTTCTTACTATGGGTATGGGTACAGGTAAAACAAAAGTAGCAATAGATAACGCTGTGTATTTGTGGACAGAAAAAAAAATTAATGTGGTATTAGCTATAGCACCTAATAGTGTTACGCACAATTGGATGCACGAAATAAACACACACAGCTCTGCTAGAAATAAAATTTATATACATAAAGTAGATGAGTTTGAATATGATCCTAACTTATTAAACTGGTATATAATGAATGTAGAGTCTTTTTCTATACAGTCAGGCATGAAGGTAGCAAAAAAATTAGTTAAAGATCATGAAAAAAATATGTTCATGGTAATAGATGAGAGTACGACTATAAAAAATCCAAAAGCTAAAAGGACAAAAAATATAATAAAGTTAGCAGAAAATATAATATACAAAAGAGCTATGACAGGATCACCTGTAACGAAAAACCCGTTAGACTTATATGCACAATGTGAGTTTTTAAAAAAAGGATTATTAGGTTTTTCAAGTTACTATTCTTTTAGAGCTAGATACGCTAAACTCAGGCCTTTAACAAGAGATGGTTTTAGGCAAACTATGATACCTTATGATTATCAAAATGTCGATGAGTTAAAAGATAAAATAAAAAGTTTTTCTTACAGAGCAATAAAAGAAAAGTGTTTAGACTTACCACCAAAAATATATGTAAAAAGATATGTGCAATTAAGTAAAGAACAAATAGAAATATATTCTAATTTAAAAAA